GAGATTCCATGTCTCCTTTCAAATTGCGATAGCTTTCTATCTGTTCTTACGTGTTGCACCATGCCCATTGGTCCAGCTCCCCTCAACACAGTGAGATTGTCTAAAGCCATGCTTTTTTTAACCCGATCTGATCCTTGTCTAGCAAAATCTTCAAGAGATACTTCCTCTGGTGGACACAATAGAGAACTCACAACCAGTCTAGAATAAGCTTCAGCATTCAATAAGTGACCGACTCTTTGATACAAGTTAGAGATGCCACCTGAAACAACACAACTTATGGGTTCAATGACTGGAAAACCGCCCATTTCAACTGGTTTGTAGTAGTGATCACTTTTGACAAAACCCCATCTGAGCCATTGTTCTGTGTGCAAGACCAAATTCAAAACTGATAATATAACTGTTCCCATATAAGAGCCACCACTAGACATATAATTTGAGGCAGAAGACAAACAACTAAGAAAATCCTCTATATGATTAAGCCCAGAACCCACATCAATCTTTGCAATCCTTTGCTTAATTGACGGAGTAGCCATCACACCCCTCTTTATGAATATTGAATTGAGTTCTGCAATCCTAAAGTTGAATGCTGATTTTGGGTTACTCCTAATAATATTGAATAAATTACCAACTCTCAGACTCACACAATGCACTTCTTTAACAATGGCAATCTTATCCATTTTGTGGGGTATAAAGCTTATGACTTCAGCATCATCAGAGGTGGTCAGAGCTCTAGTCACAACAGTAGGGTGTATTTCTGAGACAACATTTGCCTGGGCTAATTGCTTTACTGCATGCACAATGGATGATGTATCTTGATAAATTCCCTGACACATGCCCATACTCATTACAGATTCAAATATTTTATTGTTGATCATTGGGGTAGCATATTTAATAAACTTGTCAATTGGCTTTGAGTTACTTGCAGTCACATTCTTCTTACAAATCAAATCAACTAATGCTTCGGGAAACTTAGCCCTTTTATCCATAGTTAGGTCAAACACTCTATTAACTAACCTGAGTAACCCCTTGTCCTTTTTAAGCATACTATATAAGACATAAGAAAAGAAATTCACATTGTGATTGGGTCCCCATCTCTTTTGGTCAGAATTATCAAAAACACTAGTTCCACTCCTTTCTTTATCTGCAATGAAAGCAGTTTTGATAGTGTCTTCAATTATCTTGTCTTTATTGTGATTGCTACATATATCTACTTCCCCAACTGATAAAGACAATTCTCTACTTACTGTTTCCACTAGTAACGCACCTATCCTGAAATCAAAATTGAGAACACTAATTTCCCTATGGCCTTTCTGATCCTTCTGCTCTATCCTGTACCTGTAGACTATTGAACCGTCAGTGAATTGCTTAACCACACAAGACAGGATAGAGAAACTAGGTTTGTTAATGGCAATTTTATCAGTCATGTAAACAGAACCAAGAGCACTTTTGTTTACATTACCTGGTTCAGAACCTGCTTCACGTATCAATTGCTCAAGCACAGTAGATGCTGCTCTAATTCCTTGTCTCTTTTCTGTTGCAGGACCCACATCCATACTACCTCTCATTGTGCATGCTGCAACAGGACCTTTGTTTAAGCTAGCATAGATGGAATCAATGATAGTGTCAGAGACTTCAGCATGTTTCTCAGTTGCTCCAATCATGTAAGCAGCAGAACCACAATACCTTTTTGATTTTATAGCTGCAATGCCTTCTGCGAACTTAACCTCTTTGTCTATGAATTCTGCTGAGTAAATGTAATTTTTAAAATGACTAGCTGAT